TGCACTTACAGGAGGTTCTGGAACAGGAGCATTAGCTACGATAACCGTTACAGGAAATGCTGTAACGGCCGTTGATATTGGAGATGGTGGTAAGAACTATCAAGTAGGAGATGTTCTTTCGGCCAATTCCGCTAGTATAGGTGGAGGTGCTGGATTTACTTATACTTTAACAGGAACTCAATTAGCTTTCGATCCTCTTGATATTGCTGCTAAGTCTGGTGCTTCTGATCCGATTGTTGCAATATTGAGTATTCACGATGAACTTTGGTTGATCGGAGCTTTAACTACTGAAGTGTGGGTAGGTACAGGTGCGGCTGATTTCTTTTATCAACGTGTACAAGGTGCCTACATTGAACATGGTTGTATAGCTAAGTACTCGTGCGCTAATACAGATGTTATTGGTATTTGGTTGATGCAGGATAAAGCTGGTAAAAATATAGTCGTTATGGGAACGGCTTATGAAGTTGATGAAATCTCTACACCTTATTTAGTTGATAGATTTAATAATTATCAAACAACGGATGATGCTATAGGCTTCTTCTTTCAAATCGGTTCCCATGCATTTTATGTTTTAGCTTTTCCTACTGCAAATGAGACTTGGCTTTATTCACTTAAAGTTAAACAATGGTTTCGATGGGCTTGGTATAATACAGATGATGGCTCGCTTAATAGAAGTCGTGCTAATTGCGCAATGTATTACAATGAGCAAAATATAATTGGCGATTGGGAGAATGGAAAGCTTTATACATTAAGCCTTGAGACATATACTGATGATACAGGTCCAATATTAAGACGTAAAACTTTCCTTCATATGCTTAATAATATGGATCGTGTAACTTATAAAACATTCGACGCTGATATGGAAGTAGGGGAGCAAGACCCTACGATATTGACAGAACCAATGGTAAGTCTAAGCTGGTCCGACAATCGCGGCGTTTCGTATGGTTTTCCGGTCCAACAAGAGATGGGTCGTGGTGGCGAATTTCTAACTGCGATCCAATGGACACGTTTAGGAATGGCTCGCGATAGAATATTTAAGCTTGAATGGTCGGAACCTATTAAGACTGCTTTGAATGGTGGATTTTCAGAAGTTGTGCCGGCTAGAAGCTAATGCAACCGCTTCCTAATTTAGTCGCCCCTATTGTGGGCAAAGCTGGTAAACTTATTAAACCTTGGGTACAATTTTTACAACAGTTTGTACAAGCTCCACCTGCAATCACAACTGTTGTTAGTCCTTATACGGCTGTTGAACCTGGATATATAGTTGTTACTGGTGGTGGAGCGATTACGCTTACAAGAGGTAGAGCTATTCTTACTCTTACAGGTCAAGTGATTATTCCAGTTTCGATTAAAGATACTGTAACAGCTTCAACAGCTACCAAATTACAATTTATACCGATTTACGGAGCTAATACGACAAATGGATAAAGGTTTAGAAATAGCTCCTAATACAATTACTTTGCGACACGGTGGAACAATTACTTATGAACGAGAATTAACTACAAGAGAAAAGGTAAATGCTGTTGAAGGCTTAATGAAAGAAAAGCCGCAAGTTGATATACCTACAAAACATTATTTTTCTAAAGGTGTTTATGCTCGCGAGATTACTATTCCTAAAGGTGTTATTCTTACTGGACATATTCACAAATACCAAAACTTGAATATTATTTCTAAAGGTAAAATTGAAGTTTTGGTAGGTGATGAATTAAAGATTATAGAAGCTCCAGCTACGATTGTTTCGCCTCCTGGAACTAAACGTATTGCTAGAGCGCTTGAAGAAACTGTTTGGACTACAGTTCACGGAACTGAAGAAACAGATATAGATAAGATTGAACAAATTTTTATTTGTAAGACTGATGCTGAATATTTAGAATTTGAAAAGCAATTGCAATTACCTTTAGAAAAGCCTAAAGGTGGACATTTGGATTATTAAATTATGGCATGGGTTGCTACAGCAATTGTAGGCAGTGCCGTTATCGGTGGTGCCGTGCAAGCTTATTCAGCAAGTAAAGCGGCTAGTGCTCAAACATCAGCCGCTAATACTGCTGCGCAAACTCAAAAAGATATATTTAATCAAACTCAGAAAAATCTTTCGCCTTATATTCAAGAAGGTAATACAGCTACTAATCAGTTAAATGCTCAATTGCCTACATTGACTTCTCCTATTACGATGGACGAAACGACACTTCGTAATACTCCTGGTTATCAATTTAATTTAACACAAGGTTTAAAAGCAACTCAGAATTCTGCGGCTGCTAGAGGATTGGGAATTTCAGGAGCAGCTTTAAAGGGTGCTTCTACTTTCGCTACAGGTCTTGCTGATAGCACTTATCAAAATCAATTCAACAACGCTAATATTAATCAAACAAATGCTTATAATCGTTTAAAAGGATTAGTAGATACTGGTGAAAGTTCTGCTGCTGGTCAAGGTGTTATTGGAGCTAATACAGGTTCTAGCATAGCTGGTGCTCAAATTGGTGCTGGTAATGCTAATGCAGCAGCAGCTAATGCTACTGGTGCGGCTGTTAATGGAATAGCGAGTAATATTGGCGGTTATGCTGCTTATAAAGGCTTATACGGTGGTGGTGGAGGTGGTGTTGCGCCTGGAACATTACAAGTTGGCCCTATGGGTGAACCTCAATATAGTTAGGATAGCCTATGGCTGAAGTAGATACCTCATCTTATCCTAAGCTACCGACTAATCCGCCAAGCTTCCTTGATACTGCACAAAAGTATCAACAGCTTCAAAGCAATAATTTAACTATTCAACAGCAGCAATTAGGTTTGATTAAACAGCGTTTTGCAGCCGTTTCTGGTCAAATTCCTGGTTTATTAAGCAAGCCTGATTTAAATGAAAACGACGTTCGTCAATTTTATCAGAATAATGTTAAAGAAGGTTTAATTACTCCTGACCAAGCTGCAACGGAAATATCACAAATTCCTACTACTGCTGGTATGCCTGCTCCACAAGCAGCATTGACATTAAAGAACCATTTGGGCAATAAGCTTCAAATGGCTCAATCCACTATGGAAGCTTTAAATTATCATTTAGGGCAAGGTGGAAGTGTAGATACTGGACAATCCGTAAATCCGACTTTATCAAGTCCTAAACCTGGATTTGCTGGCAATCCTAATGCTGGTGGTGTAATTGGTCCGCAACCGGGTATTCCAGTTCAACCGCCTCCAACTACGCCTGTTGTTTCGCAAGGTGGAGCAAATCAACCGCCTCCTGGAACACCTACGCTTTTGGGGAATACAGGTGCTAAGACAGGCTTGCCAACAGCACCGGGAGCTTTACCAGTTGGTCCGGCGCCAGTGCCTCCTGGTATGAAGCTTGGAGGCGAGAACGTCACTGGCATTAACGTAGGCCCCGATACAGGGTCAGGAGCGAAGCTTGTTGTTACCGGCACCACGCCGCTCTTTGAAGCTGGTAAAAATCAATATGTTCAAGATCAGGATTTAGCGACACAAAAATTAACTGCTATTAAACCGGCTTTACAAGCGTATCCATTAATTGATGGTATTATGGCTGGTCCTGGTACATCAGCATATACACACGCTTTAGCAGGATTAAAAGCATTTGGAATTGTGCCTACAGGTGTTAACGATCCTGTTGCAGTTAGACAGGAAGTTGTTAAGAAGCTTAATCAATATATTTCGAGTAATCCAGTTGGACAACGTTCGGATGCTGCACAATCATTAGCAGAAGCTTCTAGCCCATCTCCTAATGTTCAAATTCTTCCTGCTTTAAAATCTCTTACTGCTGATGCTGTTGCGCTTGATCGAATTCAAGCGGCTCGTGCTGGAGCATTTCAAGATCAAGACTTTTCAAAATATGGTGGTTTTCGTTCACAGTTTCCCGCACAAATGGACGAAAGAGCTTTTAAACTTGATTTGATGGCGCCGCAAGATCGCCAGCAATTATTAAATGATATGAAAAAGAAATATAATTCAGATAATAAAAATGATAAGTTTGAAGCTAATAAATTTTTCAATTCTTTAAAAGTTGTTAATCAACAAGGTTTGATTAATACAGGTGGATAAATGCCTTCTTCTATTACTGTATCATTACCAAATGGATCATCTGGTAATTCATCTTTACCAGTACAACAAAATTTTGATACTCCGGTAGGATATTGGGATGAAAATGGAACCCCTCATCCTGCCGAAGCTGATTTACCTGGAGAAGGTTATTATGGTGGTGTTCAACACATAACTGTTACACCTAAACCTATTTTAGCTGATGTTACTCCAGATGAAGTAAACGATTTAACTTCAAAATATGGTGCTGCACCTAGCAAGCCTTCTTCTAATCAAAAAGCCACACCTTCTTCAATTATAAATAATATACCAAATCCGGTTAGTCCTGATGAAGTTAACCAATTAACTGATCAATTCAATAACGCTAATCTTAATAAGTATGGAATGAAGGTGATGTATCAAGCACCTCAAGATGAACCAAATAATCAAGGAACTATAGCTAATGCTGCTAGTGGTGTTTCTCAAGGTGTAAAAGATGTTGCAAATACTATCGGAACTGGCATAGGTTATTTAGATAAATTAGTATCTAAAGTTACAGGTGGTGCTGGTGCAGATAGAGCTAATAGATTTGAAGATTATGTAAATAAACAAAATCAAGCTTTCGAACAGCAAACAGGAAATAGCACGGCTGCTAGTGTCGGTCGTGTTGGTGGACAATTATTAGCTACTGCTCCATTCATGGCTTATGGTGGCGCGGCTGAAGGTGCATCATTAGCAGCTAGAGCTTTGCCTACAATAGCTCAACCTTTAGCTAAAGCTGCGGTTGCTGGTGGTGTTACCGGAGGTGAATTCGGAGCATTAACTAACGCATCAAATAATAAAGGTATCGCTTCTAATGTTGCTCAAAATGCATTAGGCGGTGCTGTTGCTGGTCCGGTTTTAGCAGCAGCAGGAAGCGCATTAACAAAAGTGGCTCCTGCTGTTAGATCATTATGGGCAACTGTTGGACCTATTAGGGATTTGACTAATAAAGCCGGTGTTCCGTCATCTGCTATAGATTATACAATTAATGTATTAGAAAATGCTGGATTTACTCCGCAAACAGCTAAAGCTGCTTTAGCGAAGTTAGGACCGCAAGCAACACTTGCTGATCTTGATCCTTCGATAGCAACTGAATTAGGAGGTTTTTCCACATTAGGCGGAAAGCCTACAGCTATTGCTAAAAGTCGAATGCAGGCTAGAGCCGATACAGCTAATAATAATGCTTCTAATTTAATTACAAGAGAGCTTGGACCTAAGCCGGATATTGAAGCTGAAAGAGAAGCAATTGTAGATCAAGCTCAAAAAGCTGTAGCTCCTGATTATGCTGCTGCTAAATCGAGCGGTCAAAAGCTTGATGTAAATCCGATTGTAGAAAGTATTAAAAATAAATTACCTTCGGCTGTTGGCGAGCAAGAAAAAGCTTTAAAGACTATAGGGAGCTTTTTCTTACGTAAAGATAAAGCTGGACAATTTACTAATGAAATTAAAGATAATATTGAAGAATTGCATGGCGTTCGTATAGGGCTCGATGCAATACTTAATAGTAAAAATCCTACTACTTCTCTTGGCAATATTACAAAAGGTCAAGTTAAAAGTATTCGCAATGATTTAGATGCTTTACTTAAGACTAATCCACAAATGAAAGCGGCTGATCAAAAATTTGCGGAAAAAATGGAAGTAAAGAAGTCCCTTGATTACGGTAACGATATTCTTAGGAAGAATGGCGATCCAAAAGAAGTTTTTCAAGCTAAATTTAATGCTGCTTCTACTGAAGAAAAAGAGGCTATTAGAAAAGGCGTCTCTAATTATATTCATGAACAATTAGAACAAGCATCTAAAGGTGAATTACCAGAAGCGCAAAGATTATTTAGCAAGACTTCCCGAAATAGAGCAATTCTTAAAACTGCTTTCGGTTCTAAGGCTGACACGATATTAGATACTCTTGAAAAAGAAGCTACATTTAGAGCTACTGAAAAAGGTGTTCTAGCTCGTTCCCATACTGCTGAAGGTCAAGCTATTCAAAGAAAAATTGGGGAAAGAAACGATAGCGGTGGAGGATATGCTAAGGAAGCTGTAAAAGGATTAGTTTACGATATGGCTGCTGGTCATCCGCCTATCGCGGCTACTGTCATGACCGGTAAGAAATTTATTGGTAATAGAGTTATTAATTATTCTTCAAATAAATTGAATGCTAGAAATGAAGGTGTTACAGATGTTCTTTCTAGATCAGGATTGCCTTTACAAACAACTTTAAATTCTATGAAGAATGTTAATCGTATTCAAAAGGCAGTTACTCGAAATAATCCTAATATTAAACTACCTGTAAACATTGCGCCTATTGTGGGTAAGCCGATGGTAGACTATGCAACAGATAAATATAAAAAGCTCGTAGGCGAGCGATAAAATATAAATTGCTACGCTTATTATTATACAAGTAAATACAAGTCTCCACATATTAAAAACTATTACGACGGAAAGCCAAATGGCCCAAAAGATAAACAGAGTTATAGCATCTTTCATTTATAGTTCCTTTATTTATGCTATTAGCTGTACGTTTGTTTTTGCTCAAACTGCTGCATTACTTCCTAATGCACTTCAGCAGTATTTTGATAATAATGGTAATCCGCTTTCAGGTGGTTCTGTTGGTTTTTATTATCCGTCTACAACCAATCTTAAGCCTGTTTGGCAAGATAGTGGAGAAGTGACACCTTGGACTAATCCGATTACATTAGATGCAGGCGGTAAGCCTCCTGGTGGTTCTGGCGGCATCTACGGTCAAGGAACCTATCGGCAAATCGTCAAGGATGCCAGCAATAATTTAATCTGGGATGCTGTTACGGCCGCTCCTGGAACTAATTCTATTACATCTACAGGGGATGGTGATCTCGTTGGAACAGTTAAGCCTTGGGCAGGTATTCAGGCCCCTAATCAATATATGTTTGCTTACGGGCAACAAATATCGAGATTAACTTATTCTGTTTTATTAACAGCCATTACTCAAATCTCTAATGTCGTTTGTACTAATTCGAGCAATACTCTTACAAGCATTGCTGACACAACACAAATTCCTATTGGTGCTCCGGTTGAAGTATCTTGTGTTATTCCCGGTACAACAGTTATTTCTAAAACAAGTTCAACTGTTACATTATCCAATCCTTCAACTGTTAATTTAAATACTTCTGCTACATTCTTTCCTTTTGGAAACGGAAATGGTTCTAGTACATTTACATTACCAGATTTAAGAGGAAATGTTGTTGCTGGCCGTCCTAATATGGGCGGAACAGCTTCTTCAAATTTAACTTCTGCGTCTTGCTCTAATCCTACTGCAACAGGAGCTATTTGCGGTAGTCAAACTCAAACTTTGATTAGATCAAATTTGCCTAACGTAGCTTTAACAGGAACGTTTACAGCAACAAATACGTATGCTCCTGGAACAGTTGCTTCAAATGAAGCTAATGTTGATTTAGGCAATTCGAACGATAGACCTGGAGGCGGTTCTGGTGTAGGTCCAACTACAACAAATCATGTTAATATTAATATTCCAAGCTATACACCAACAGGTTCCGTTACTGCAATTCAGCTTAATGGAAATATAACACAAACTGCGTTTTCGCTTTTACAACCTACACTCACATTAAATTATATAATTAAAGTATTACCTGATAGCAATTCTGCGATTGCTAGCGGAGTTACTTCGCTTGGAGGAATGACCGGAGATATAGCTTGCGGTGCCGGTTTGTCTTGTACTGGTAATATCGTTTCTGTTACCGGTGGTGGTGGGGGTGGTGGTAATCCTGGTGGCGGAAGTACAGATATTCAATTTAATAATGGCGGATTATTTGGCGGTTCACCTAATTTAACATGGGTTAATCCGACTTTAACAATAGGTGCTTTTGGTACAACAGGACAATTATCAATTGTTGGATCAGGAAGCGGCAATGTCGTTCAAACTGTTCAACCAACAGCAGGTACTCCTACAATTACATGGGGTAATACAAGCGGCACACCTGCTGTAACAGCTACCTCTCCATTAGCTATTACTACTTCTAACGGAAATATTGCTTGTGCGACTTGCGGAATTACAACAAACCCTTTATCTCAATTTGCTTCAACAACATCTGTTCAATTGGCTAGTGTTTTATCTGATGAAACTGGAACAGGATCAGCAGTATTTGCTAACACTCCTACATTAGTAACTCCAGTTTTAGGAGCCGCTACAGCTACAACAATTAATAAAGTAACTTTAACTCAGCCTGCTACAGGTTCTATTTTAACTATTTTAGATGGAAAAACATTAACTGCTAACAATAGTCTTACATTAGCTGGTACAGACGCTACAACAATTACATTTCAAGGAACTGATACTTATATAGGTCGCACCACTACTGACACATTAACAAATAAAACATACGATACTGCCGGAACCGGTAATGTATTAAAAATTAACGGAACTTCAATTACAGCTATCGGTGGTAATACAGCTAAGGTTGGAACTGTTGCAGGTGTTTTAACAAGTGGGCATTGTGTTAGCATCGACGCAAATTTAAATTTTATTGATGCTGGTGGTGCTTGTACTACTGGTGGAGGCGGCGGCACTGTTAATAGTGGCACAAGTGGTCAATTAACTTATTATGGTTCTACAGGAACAGCCGTTAGCGGTAATTCAAATGCTACAATTTCTTCAGGTGCTCTTACACTTGGCATTGCTGCATCTGTACAAGGTAGCTTAAATCTTGCAGGCTCCGTTGGAGGAACTACAACAATAGCCGCTCAAACTTCAGGCGGTGGTACCATGACTTTACAAGCTGGTAGTGATACGATTGTAGGTCGCGCTACTACTGATACTCTTACTAACAAAACTTTAACTTCTCCGGTAATTGGAACAATTATAAATACAGGTACTTTAACTTTACCCACAAGTACAGATACTCTTGTAGGTAGAGCGACAACCGATACACTAACTCATAAAACTTTTAATACTGCCGGTGCTGGAAATATTTTACAAATTAACGGAACTGCCATTTCTACAATTTCTGGTAATACTAATCAATTAGCAACAACAAGTGGAACACTTACAAATAACGATTGTGTCAGTATTGATGCAAGCGGTAATTTGGTTGATGCAGGCTTAGCTTGCGGTGGTGCCGTTTCGAGTGTATTTACCAGAACTGGAGCGGTTACAGCTAATGCTGGAGATTATAATTTAAATCAAATTTATAATTGCACTTTAAATCCTCAAGGTCGTTTGAGTTTAGTTAGTGGTACTCCTGTTATGACAGCTACTCATTCGGCACAAACTACAGTTTATTATACTCCATATTTAGGTCAACAAGTTCCTATTTGGGATGGTACTCGTTTTGTTTGCAAAGATACAGGAGGAACTTTAAGTCAAGCGACTACAGATACTACTAAAAGTCCAGCAGCCGTAGCTAATAATTCTTGCTATGATGTATTTGTTTGGAATGATAGCGGAACAATTAGAGCCACGCGCGGACCGGCTTGGACAAATACAACTACTCGGAGTGCTGGTACGGCACTTAATCAAATTAATGGATTTCAAGTTAATAATGTAGCAATTACAAATGGACCAACAACAAATCAAGGTACTTATGTGGGTTCGTTTTGTAGCAATGGAAGTGCTTCAGTAGATTGGATTTATGGTGGTTCTGGAAGCGGTGGTGTAGCGGCTTCACTTAATTTGTGGAATTATTATAATAGAGTTAATATAACGACAACTGTTGTCGATACTGGTAGTTCATATACTTATACATCTTCTACAGCAAGAGAATGTAGGGCTAGTGCTGGAAATCAAATAACTTTTGTTAGTGGTAATAACGAAGATGGAATTATAGCAACATTAAATGTAACTACTGGTGTATTAGCTAATGGTGACTCTGCTTCTGTAAATTTAGGATTAGATGCTACAAATACAATTGGTCAAACATTACCTTTAGCTATTAGCTTGTCCGGTACTATGACACAAGCAAAAAGTATTTTATATGCTCCGCAACTTGGATTACATACAATAAGTTGTAACGAAGGTAGCGACAATTCTCATGCAAATAATTTTAATACAAATGCATTAAATAACATTGGTTTTCAATTTAAAATGTGAGGTAAGTTATGAACTGGACATGGGATCAATATAAAGCAGCAGGTAAGCATTTAGCTTCTTATACTGCTGGTGGAGTTACTGTTGCTGTAGCTTTCGGAGTTTTAACTAGCTCTCAAGGTGTAGATGCTAACGCAGATATCAATTCGATTATATCTGGTCTTGAAAGCGTTGCTAAAGGTGTAGCTGGACTTATTGCTATTATTACTCCGATCTATACTGCTTGGATGGCTGCACATAACGCATCCCCACAAGTTCGATTAAATGCAGTTGCAGCTATGCCGGAAGTTAGTAAGATTATAACTACTCCTGAAGTAGCAAAGGCTACTCCGAGTGATAAGGTGCAATCTTCATGAATGATGATTTGCATATGAGTGTTTCAAGTCGTGTTAATTTAACTGAAAAGTTCGAAGGTCTTATTTTACAGGCTTACGATGATTATGATGATAAGATCGTAAAGCCTGGACAATCTATAAGAGGTACTTTAACTATAGGTCGTGGTCATACAAGTTCCGCTGGTCCACCGAAAGTTTATGTAGGGCAAGTTATTACCGAAAAAGAAGCGGATACAATATTAATTAATGATTTATTACCTGTTGAAAATAATGTAAAACGTTTGGTTAAAGTACCTCTTAATCAAAATCAATTTGATGCAATTGTAGATTTTGAATTTAATTTAGGTTGGTTAGAACATCCTCATTGTTCATTGTTGAATGCGTTAAATTCAGGTAATTATCAATTAGCTGATGAAGATTTTATGCTTTACGATAGAGCTAATGGTAGAGTTTTAGTCGGATTAGATCGAAGGCGACAAGCTGAAAAAGATTTATTTCATACTCCGGTGACAACATGAACAAACAAACAAAGTGGTATGCCATCTGGTCCGCTTGGTTATTGATAGTTATGGCTTCTTTCGGAGTGCTTGAAGGAATTGCTATAGGTACTGGTGGAGTTACCCTATCGCGTTATACTTGGGATTTATACGAGGGATGGCCATTAATCGCAGTTATTTACGGTATGGTTTTTGGAGGTTTAGCCGTCCATTTCTTCTGGCATTGGTCGCCCCCAGGTTCCAAAAATCAGGGATAAATAATTCCTTACTGTTGCGGTTTTGACACAGAATTTTATGCTTAAGTGCTTAAGCCTAAATGTGGGCAATCAATCAAGGGGATTTATCATGCGTAAATTGTCAGTATTTGCACTTATGCTGCTCGCTTCTTCTGCTTCAGCCGCTAATTTAGCTTTAAAGGCTCCTGTTTTTACTACTCCTATTTGTTCTGTCACTAGCTGTATCGGCGGTTTTATCGGTATGACAGTTGGTAATGGTGGTGGTAATATCGACATTATCGGTTCTGGAGTTAGTGGACTTACTCAGAATGGTTTAGCTATTGGAATGCAGGGTGGATACGAATATTTTAATAACAGTATCTATTTTGCTCCATATGTAAATGTCAATTATGATATTTCTTTAAGTTCGGTTAGCAATAGCATTGCTGATAAGACTTCTTACGGTGGCGGTATCAGAGTTGGATATTCGCTTGCTGGTATTTTTGGTACAGTTACAACTCAAGGAACTACACCTTCCCTTCCAACGCAGTTGTTAAATTCATTGATGACACCTTATATTAATGTCAATGAAGAAAAGCGACACGGCCAGCCTGCGTTAGGTACAGGTGTTGGTGTTGAGGCTTTGCTTGCTGCTGATGCTACAGGACATTCTTCCTGGACACTTAATGCCGATTATCTGCATTATACTTACAATCAGGGTGGTAATGCTGGTAGCTCGGCAGGTCTTACGACTACTCAGAAAGATGAAAATTGGGTAGGTATTTCTCTCAATAGACATTTTGGTTTCTAAGAAAAATTAGGGGATAGAATTAACTATCCCCTTTTCTTTGGAATTATTAAAGTGATACAAGACCAAAATCCATTATGGGTAGAAATTATTACAGGTGCTTTAAGCGGAATTGTGACGGCCGTTCTTGGCTTATTATCTATAGGTTGGAGATTTGGCAAACGAGATCAATCTATTGATAGCTCAATTGATTTATCAACTGTTAAAGCAAATGCTGCTATTAATATAGCAAATTTTAAAATTACAGAAGAATTACATAAATTAAGGCTTTATGTTGACGAACAAGATAAACAAAATAGACACGAATGGGCAGCTATCTTACAAAGAGAATTGAGCAAAACAGACGCTTTAATAACTAAATGTTTTGATACATTAAATGAAAAGTATGAATATCATGGTAGACATGATGATGAAAGGTTTGCAGAAATAGCTAAGAGTATAGGCGACGGACTTAAACAAGCTTATGATAGAATATGGAATATTGAATTAAGAAATGCGGCTAAAGATGGTACATTGCCTACAGAATATCCAGTGAGGAAAACAAAAGCATGAATAAATTGATTTTATTATCACTTGCTTTAATTTCTACTTCTGTAGAAGCGCACGATAATCGTCCTTCGGCATGGTGTGGCTGGCAAATGCGTCAATGGTTCCCTGGTGCTGGTGGATCGGAGCTTAATCTTGCTCGCAATTGGGTTAATGTGGGTCGCGCCGTGTCTCCGCAAGTTGGCGCTATAGTCGTTTGGTCGCATCATGTCGGATATATAACCGGAAAAGCTTCTGATGGCGGTTGGATCGTTAAAAGCGGCAATGATGGTCATATGGTGCGCGAGCGTGAAAGATCGGTTACAGGAGCTATAGCTTTTAGGATGCTATAATGCGCAAACTTATAATTGTATTATCTTTAATAGCTTTGATTATTGAAGTTAAAATTGCTTTTGGTCGCGCTTCGCCTTCGTGGTCCGATAAGCCTATTGCTATACGCGAATGGTTTCAATCTTTAATGCAACCTGATAATCCGTATATGTCATGCTGCGGTGAAGCTGATGCATTTGAGGCAGATACATTTGAAGTTAATGGCGATCATTACATTGCAATTATAACAGATGGTAAAAATATAATTACAAATGGAACTAAAATTGACGTTCCTAATATTAAAATGAAATGGGATAAGGGTAATCCTACAGGGCACGGAATTATATTTATTGGTAGTGCTGGACAAGTTTACTGTTATGTGGCTCCTGGTGGGGCCTAAAAGCCTCCCGAAAGGGAGTGGTACGGGTGCTTTGCACCGGCCTTTGTAGAGCCAAACGGGTAATGCCGTGGCTCTACATTGCATTTTCGACACGTTAACGCGGACGAAACGCTCTATCTACTGCGTCGCCGCAATCGAGTAGCGAATTTTCGACAGAAAAGTTTATTTTTGTGACCGCACCGCCATAAACGCCTACTTCTGGCGGCTCTCTCCACTTCTTACCGTCCCACTGTTCGAGGATGTTGAAACGGGACCGCAACTCGCCTCGATATTTTCCTTTTCTGGATTTCTCTTTTTCTCTCATCCTCGTTCATCCTCCATTAATGCAACTTACCAAGCATTATCTTTAAAGCTTTCCGAATTAGAATAACCTACAATTATAGATACAATCAAAAATATTGCAACAAATCCAGGAATAATCCATAAAAGATTGATCATTTTATGTTTCCTAAAAAAATTTAATCTGCTCTTGCCTCCTATAGTATCCCATATCATATAGCATGTCAACACTTCTTTTTACATACCAATTATAATCAATATCGTCTGGAAATTCATCCGGTAAATCCATACAAGGCTTAGCTCCCTCGCTATCAGGAACTTTATTACCAGAAGTTATATAATTTATAGTTCCAAATTGATTTTTGGCATAATACCATCGTATTACTTTACCAAGATAGTTACCTTCTTTGTGGGCACCTCCGTTGACATTTTTTACAGCTACAAATTTAGTTATATCTTTACTTTCTTTTATGGTTTGCTCGATTGAGATTTTTTCTATTATAAATCGTTCGCAGGCTTCAATACAAATTTGTGTTGATGGATTTTTTTGAAATCTCCAATATCCATCTCTAGCGGTCTTACCTCGCCAAGGATCATAATAGAGGTTTTTACCTTTGATACCTTTGCCATTTTTTTTAATAGCAATGTAAGCGTTAACATCTCGCGAGTAAATTGCGTCATATTCTGTTTCTTCTGTTACAAAGCCTGTATTATCTTCCCATTTTTTAATAATATCTAAATATTGTTCTACTTTTGATACGTGGCAATATGTAAGAATTCCGTCGGTATTAGCACTAACAACTTGAATATTTTGTAGCTCCAGTTGTTCGATTAGCATTAATAAAGCAAGTTGTCCAGTAACGGTAATTTGTATCATCATTTCTGGAGCATACAGAACTGAATAAGGGGAACCTGTTTTACCGAATGTTCCATTGATACAAATTTTAAGACATTCTGAGATAGCTATATTTTTTGCTCGTTTTGCGGAAATTCGTCTTTCAACCAAGCTTCTGTATACTTGTAAAAAAATCTCTCCAACATGACTAGGAAAAAGCCCGCAATTAAGCACAATAGCAGGATAATAGCTAGCAACATCTCTATCCAAAAGCCTATATTCATTTGTTGCCTTTATTCCTATGCATTTTTCAGAGGAATGCAATCCTCCGCTACCCATACGATAAATATTTGCACCGATTTGAATATTAATATTTTCGATTTCACTTTTATCAAGTCTCCCACTTTCGAGGAGACTATATTTATATGAACATACTTTTTCTAAAATTCTCTGCATTAATGGAGTTTTGAACTTAATAAATTCAGGAGCTTTATAATTGAAATGAATGTCGGAAGTAATTTTAGGCTTTTGCGGCCATTTACCAGTAAGACGCTTAATCTCACTAGATATAACAGCTTCAGCAATTTGAGCATCTGATTTACTCATTAAGTCTTGTTTGTATTCTTTTGTTAAATCAAAACGTAATTGAAGCTGTTCTGTTAAATTATTGAAAAGTATTTGAGTGGCCAGCAAATCACTAATATTATAATCAGCCACAATAGGAAATTGCCAGCTATCCAATGTTCGCATAACGTTGAAAGGCAAGTCTTGAATACGTTTTGCATGTAGCCGTGCTCCATAGAGCTTAAGCGATCCTCGCAACGGACATACTTCAATAAGATCAATATGAGAAGTTTGTTCAATCTTAAAACTAAAATCGTGCTCTAATTGTTTTGGCCAAGTATTTGAAAAAATGATTTCATCAGATAGCTTTTTGATAAGCTCGTTGTTTTGATAAAGAATTGCAAACCAAATTAGACAAAGATCATATTTAATCGAGTTAAAGCCTATCGTATGATAATTGTACATTATCCATTTTAGTTTTTTCTCATTAAAATAGATATCTTCATCTTGCCTACATTCAAATTTAATTATCTTACCAGTCTTGATATCGAGGAATTGAAGCAGAAAATAGTTTATATATGTTTCGGTATCGAGAATGAGCACTCCACCTTTGCCGAATGCAATTTCTTCATCGCTCATGTACTCAATAAAAATAGGCTTACGTGGAACGTAAGGCTTAAGCTCGATAGATTTGGAAAGGCTTAGAGCTTCGTTCATTTAAAAACTTTGTCGATAGCTTCTATTATAGCAATTTCTGAATTGGTATTTACAGGTTTAAGAAAAAACCAAGACAATATTCTAGATTGTGTATTATATTTTAATGTTTCTATTATATAAAACTCGTCTGTAATTTTGATTGTATCATTTATATTGCTTCTACCGTAAATATAATTATTTTCTACATTAGGTACTTTAATTACACTTCCTACTCTTTCATTATCATTAACATCTATAAATTTACCGTCTGATTTTCCACCTATACATTTAAGTCTCATTGTTTATTATCCAAAGTTCGATTAACAGAAGCAAGCTCACTTTTCAAAATCTCTTGTAAAAATTGATGCTCGGTTCTATCTAAATATAAACATATTCTAGTAGAATTAACAAATACTTTATTTCTTAATTCTTCTATTATCATTTCTAAATGATATTTATAATTATTATGGCTCATGTTCTATTTATCCCTGCTATGACACCTCTAATTCGATCGCCAAAGAACATTAAACAATCCTTCGCTAAAAAATCTATCGACTTTGCATAAGGTCGGATCATAGCTAGCTGCTTGGCAGGAAAAGCAAGACCTTTAGGCAAGCCTGGAACCTCATAGGAGGCCCCTTGAGCGGCGTTGTCGTGACTACGCATTAAGCCAGCGTCGAAGTAAATAAAGCTATCAGTGAACGGCGCTACCGCCTCTAGCCCATTCCAGAAGTCAGCCGACACCGGCCATGCATTCGACGGTTTATTTAATATAGAGGCTATATCTGGCCATTGCTCTAGATACAATTGACTTCGTATCCAGCTTCGATCCTCAAAATAGAATGTGACGCTTGTACGGCTAAATCCAAATCGAGCTAGCTTTTTGTTTACTTTAGTTAACGGGTCTACAAGAGCTTTTGGTAAAGATATCCCATAAGGTAAATCTACTCCGTGCCAATATTCAAAAATAACTTTACCAGTAGTCGAGTATAGAGATTGACCGTTCATCAATATAGAAGCTAAATGTACATATTGCGAGTGTTCATTTGCTAAAATGCCTACAATTGATAAACCTTCTTTAAATCTATCATCTATTAAGGCTATTGGTTGATCAGGTATTGCGACATTTAATAGCATCGGATCAATGCAAGGAACTATAGCTTTAAATTTACCCGATTTGATTGATAGCCGATTACTATCTAATTGAGTAAATGAAATCTGTTCGTTGCATTTACTAATGGCTTCAATGATAGTTTTAGCTTGTGGGCAAGCGAAGATATCTTCTCCGATAGGATGGCCAGCAGCTATTGTACCGTTAAACGCAGTTGCCCAATGTGCTCCTAGATGAATATGAGTTTCGTTGATTGGACCTTCGTTCTTAGTAATCATACCGCAAAAGCGTAACGCATCTAAAAATGTATTAGATGCCACAGGAGCTTCGGTAGTTCGTTTTTTAGGTCTAGACATAATTATGATATATAGATGCTACTCTTAAATTTCTATTCTTTGTATCTATGAATTAATCCAGCTACAACATTTCTAGTTATATTTAAACTATAAGCAATTTCATCATAGGTACTTCCTGTCAGATATAAATCTATTATATTTCGATTTCGTTTCTCGTTTTTATCTTTTCGAAGAAAGATACCGGCTGGCATTTTAATGACCTTGTGTATAGCCCATTTTAGTAAGAGCTTTACAAATTAAATTCCAAACGTGATAATCATTTCTTCGCCAATTATGAATAATTGTTGCTTTTGAAATAGTAAGCTTATCGAGGATTTCTTTACTTCTACCTCTAAAAGTTTGTACTTGATAATCTCCAAAATTTGGATTTTTAATTGTAGTAGAACCTTGATTTATAATATGCATTCGTGCAAGTTCTTGTACTTTACCAGTGACGGCAGAATGCAATTCAACTTTGATAATAATCATTTTTTTTATTTTCTTAAAATGGAATATCAGAATGATATTCACAACCACAAACTATAACTCTATCAGGTGGACGTTGATTAAATTTTGTACATCTATCAATGCTCCAATCAGAACAATTTAAACAAGTTTGGAATAGTCCTATTTCGAGCCAATGCTTTACCATTAAATCAGCTAGCTGCTTTAAAGCGCTCTCTCTACATGGATTAGTTAGAATTTGTTCTGCATTAGTATTCTGCACTTAATACCTCCGGGTATTTTTTATTCACCCAAACGCGAATTCGCTTAGGACATCTTAATTCGGAAACATACTTTAAAGCTTCATCAGTAGAGACAGGAGGATTTGAAGAATGACGCTGCATCCACCATTGATGAAATAAATGCTTACCATATTTTGCGGCTTCTGGAAACACAAACTCATTAAATTTGCGAAGGCCGCAAAAATAACTAGCTTGAATATAGGCAGACTTCGCGGGGTCTTTTTGCTTTTTTGCATAAATCGCATAATCAACATCAAAATACTCCACTACCGGAATATCCGATCTAATGATTTCTGTTGTGCCGGCTTTAGCGACTATCTTAATTTTAAATTCAAATTCATTGCCGCAATTAGTACAGTATCTTACTCTAGCGTGGTTATAGGTTCCGCAAGCTTCGCAAATTTTAATTGGAACATCTCCACCGCTTTCACCTCGCTTACGAGGGATAACAGGATCGTTGATAGGTCCTAGCCTAGGAATGTTCCTAGCAAAATCCAGAACCAAGCAATTACTTTTCCCATCAGATGGTCTAGTTCCCCTTCCGAGTTTTTGAATGTGTAGAGGAATAGCCATAGTTGGCCGAAAATCACAAATAAGGTCAATATTAGGGTGGTTAAAACCCGTCGTAAGCTTGCTGTAATTAACGATTGCCCGAAGTGAGTTTGACTTAAAATGTTTGATTGTCTGTTCATTATGATCAGCAGATTTTTTAGAATGAACAGCCACGCAATCAATACCGAAACTTGTAAGCATAGCAGCAATATGGTCAGCATGTTCAACACCTGATGAAAATATTAACCACGACTTTCTATCACGTCCAAGCTCAACAGCTTCGCGCAAACCTGCATAAGTTATTTCAGCTTTATCTACTGCACTTTGTAATTGACTACCAATAAATTCACCTCGCGACATACCCACATTAGTAATATCAAGTTCTACTTTAGTTCGCTTAGGAATGAGGGGAGAAAGATAGCCTTCGGCTATAAGTCTATTGAATTCATCAACTCCAGTCAGATCGTGAATTATATCTGTAAATAATCCACCGTCTGTAAGCATTCCCATTCCCATACGGAAAGGGGTAGCGGTCATACCAATAATTTTAATATTTGGATTTATTAGTTTCATTGTAGCGAGAAAAGTAAGATATTGCGAGCTTTCATCTTCGCTAATCAAATGAGCTTCATCAATGAAGATAATATCTCTATGACCAAATCGGGCAGGGTCTTTAATAGCCGATTGAATACCTGCATATACTATCGGAAAGAATGGCTGCTTTTTCTTTAAACCTGCACTGAAGATACCTAATGGAGCATTTGGCCATACGTATTGAAGAACTTCAGCATTTTGTTTGATTAGTTCCGATACGTGAGTTAGAAGTAAGAATTTTTGACTTGCCCAATGATGCATTACTCTTTGAATGAAGATGGCAGGGATAATTGATTTACCTACTCCAGTTGGCCACGCAATCAAGGGATTACCTTTGTCTTTACAAAAGTAATTCCAGATGGCTTCTATACCATCCTCTTGATATGGTCGGAGTTGGATCATGAATTTTTTAAAGCGTCTTCTATCATCATTTGTAAATTTGGTGTAGAAGCATTACAAGCTTCACATTCTGCGTCTTTATGATCGTAATAATCAAGTAGCATTTGCAATGTAGCTTTGGCAGCCATATCTAGTATTATTTTAGCATATGGAGCCTTGAAATCTATAGCAGGCTCGAATTTTTCAGCTATATTTTGTTTAACTTTTTCAAGTATTGATTGAGACATTATTTTTATTCCTTTGTGTAGTTTGTTGTCCAACCCATTAAGCTAGCTACAATATAAAGTTCTCTTAATTCTCCGAATGTAGGCCAAACTCCAGGTAATATATCTCTAAGTGGCGTTTCATCAGAAATATTCAAATCCTTATTAATTGAATAAGCTCTAGCAAATGTATCCATAACATTTAAAATTGGATTTTTAGGTATTGATTGAGACATGATATTCACATCCTTTTTTAATAAAATCTTCAGGTATTATATTACTATATCTATTACAAAACCAATTTGCGTCTTCAACAGGTATAGCACATTTACAGCTACGACAATTTATTTCTACAGGTTTATTATCGTGACATATGTCGCTAAAATTACAAAACTTACATTGATAGTAAGCAGGATTATCAGATATGCGAGGTGGAGGAAATTTAGCTTCAATTATGTCTTGTGCTTTATTCTCCATATCATGTGCTAAATTCCAATTCAATTCTACAAGCTCTATCCAAAGATCATCGTCGTTCTTATTAATCGCGCAATATAAAGCATATTTAAATTCGTAAAATTTTCCGTAATTACACATTTGCGAATAATGTTGAGGCTTGGCGAGAATAACACCTTTATTAGTAAGATTGACAAAAGACTTTGCATTATGAGTTTTGAATTCCATTAATACAGGTAAATCTGGAAGATAGGGGAGAATTCCTCCGCTATCAAGTCCACCTCCATAATGACCTTTGACACCATAAATACGAAACTGCTTACCTGTTTTTGGATCAACTTCCCACACTTGACAACCGATACCGCGAAGCAACTCAACAAAATTAGCTTCTTCTTTCTTCCCTCTTTCGAATAGTCTTAGCATTCTTCCATCGAATGAAGCAAATTTAACCCAACGAAATATGTACCATACTTGTCTGGCACATTCAGCACCGATTAGGGAAGCTCCTAGATGCTTTCTATGATCATCAGTTAGGGTCTTGATCGAATATGCATCTATGTCGGCTTTAATTTGTTTGGCGATAGCCTTTCTCGTTTCGGGAGAAAGGGTTTTAGAGATGATATCTTCATACTGGAATGTGGGCATATTAAGTAGGTCTTATTGCAAGTCTATAATATTCTCTTGCTAGATAATAAATTTCGAAATTTTCACTTTCTCTATATTCCATATTATTAATTGATAAAAATCCATTTCTCATTTCATATTTAAAAGGTCCAAATGAAAATTCAAAATCGTTCCACCAGAATGGTTCTTTTTCACACATTTTTCATCTCATTTAAAAAGCCGTTAGCTATATTTCAAACTAACGGCTATTGAGTTTAGCTAAGAGGATTTTGTTATTATAGAGCTAGATTACTTAGCCCACGGTGGCTTTGCATTTTGATCCATTGTTGGACCTTGTGTCCAGCCTTGTGGAGCTTGTGGCTGCTGCGGAGGTGGATTAGGCTGAGCTTGTCCAGCATTAGGATTAGCATTACCCCATCCTGTTGCCTGTTGCGCTGCATTTCCAGATGCTCCCCATCCTCCTGCACTTTGTTGAGGATTAGGAGGCTGCATTGTATGGGGTTGAGCTACTTGCGGTGCTTGTGCTGGTGCCTTACCCGGTTCATTACCGTTGCGGTCATACACCTTCTTAACTTCTGTATATCCATCCGGCTTATCAGGGTCTTGCAAACCAACATCAATCATACCTTGAGCACCGCGAAGCTCGGCACCTTGCGTAGCCCAATTAATCTTAAATACTCCTGTAGCATGACACAAGGCTGAAAGTTGACCATGTGCAACCTCTACAGCCTTTGGCGATTGGTTCCAAAGATTATAGCGGAACTTAATTTCACCATGTGGAGTACTAAACGTTACTACAAACATTCCTCCATCTTGATTTTTAGTAGGCTCGATAGCAGTATTGGAAATTCCAAATGGCCATTTACCTACAGGTACTTTAGGCCCCAATTGATTGGGGGTATGTTGATTAGCGTCGAATGCGCCAAGGCTATTAAGGTCCATATTTATTTCCTTCTTTCGTTTTAGTTCTTCATATTCGGTATAAGTTATTTCTTCTACTAGTCCATCACTATTAAGTAGTTCGTCTTTATTCGATGACCATAAAGCATCACTTTCGGGATGATACCAGTAGCGTTTAAAAGCCATTAATTCCATTCGCTTACTGTTGTCTGTTGAATATCTGGAGTATCAGGCTTAGGTAATTCTCCTGTTAAAATATATTGATATAGCTGTTCTATTGCCTCCAATTTATAACTATCGTTGCTATCTTTTCGAGCCGTTGCATATATCATAGCTGCATCTTTTCGCATTGTAGCAGCACGATAATCAATAGGATGCTTTAAAGACGTTCCTTTTTCTAAAGTTAATTCTTTTAAATTTTCTCCAAACTTGTAGCCTTGAGCTTCTAGCTTTTGAGCTATTTCATTATAGCAAGCTACAGATACTTCAAGCTTGTACGGCATTTTTTGTAATCTCTAATTTAACAGAATGATCCGCTGGCCATTGAACAGCTAAGATAGGTAAAGAAGATAATTTGTTATATACATCAAGAACAATATCTTCTTTACTTCTATCGGT